AAAAGGGCAATACAACCAACTGGCTCTGGCGATTAACAAAATCGTCCAAGCTGCTGCCCAGAGCGGCAACACCACCTATGCGCTGGATACTGGCGTTGCGAACATCTATGTTTGCGCGTTCTCTCCCGCGATAGTTACCCGTTTCGAAGGCCAGATCCTGCGCTTCAAGGTAAAAACCACGAACACAGGTGCCAGTACGTTTAATGACGGTCTTGGCGCGGTTCCGGTCGTAGGCGGAGCCCATACACCACTGCAGGGGGGCGAGCTTTTCGCAACTGGCAACGCATGGGTGCAATGGAATAGCTCTATTGGCTCCGGCTCTTACATTCTTCTTTTTTGCACGGGCGCGCCGGAGCAAATCACTCCAGGCACGCAGTCAAATCATGCAGCAACTCTGGGTCAAATTGGCGCGGCGACCATCAGCTACGGCCTGGATACTGGCGCGGCGAACGCCTATGCTGTCACGTATTCTCCGCCTGTCACTGCCGTGGTGGATGGCCTCGCCCTGCGCTTCAAAGCGGCGAATGCCAATACCGGACCGAGCACATTCAACCCCAATGGTCTTGGCACTAAACCTCTGGTTGGTACTGGGCACGTAGCTCTTCAGGGCGGCGAGATCGTTTCTACGAGTGAGGTCTGGGTTCAATACAACTCGACGTTCGGCGGAACCGGTGCGTGGGTGCTTATTGAGAGCACTGGCGGTGCGCTGCAGATTCCTCCAGCAACACAAAGCCAGCAAGCGATCAACCTTTCCCAGGCAAATAGCACTTTCGCTGCGCTCGCCGGGAACTCTGCTCAAGCGTTCAGTGTTGCGGCAGCGTCTACAGGATCGCAGGCTGTCAACCTGACTCAAGCGAACGCCGCATATGCTGCAGCGGCTGGCAACTCCGCAAACAATTTTAACGTGCTGACTGCCAGCACAGCCACTCAGGCTACCCCGCTTGCACAGGTCCAGTCACTAGTTGCTGGCTCCCCGACTGTTCAGGGGGCATTTAAGAACTTGCGCCTTCTTGCTACAGGGACAGGCAGGAACGTAAGTGTATCCGCTGACGAGATCGTTCTTGAAAGTCCATCCAACCAATATGTAACCCTTAGAGGGGTTTCTATTACTGGTAATAATGGCACCGGGATGGATACTGGCTCTGTAGCCGCATCTACTTGGTACAGCGTTTGGCTGATTTACAATGGCTCCACTCAGTTTGTTTTGTTCTCGCTGAGCACTACGTCTCCGACTATGCCTGGAGGCTATACATACAAGGCAAGAATCGGATGGATCAGAACTGACTCCACAGCAAACGCATACCCGCTTGGCTTTATTCAGGCGGGCAGATCGTTTAAATATGTTCTCGCGGCAGGGTCAAACATGACTGCTTTCCCGCAAATGGCAAGCGGGGTTAGCGGGAGCATTTCAACTCCATCTTATTCTTCGATTGCTGTTTCCTCGTTCTTCCCGCCAACCGCAGGGGTTATTGAGACAATTGTCGGTGTTGCCGCGCCAAATGGCTTTGTCATGATCGCCGCAGATTCCGCATATGGCGCTTATACAAGCTCTACAAACATCCCATTTACCTATTCTGCCGGCACGAACGGCCCATATAGCTCTGGCTTTGCAAGATTTATTCTTGACACTCCTAACATCTATTGGGCCTCGTCTCTCGCCGGCAACACTCTTAACGCTCTTGGATGGGAGGACAATCTATGACGGGATATGCAGTTAGAATTGATGGTCAGGGATGGCGCGCGGTTGATTGTGAGTTTGCTGATCCTGATGATCCGCTAAAGATCTATCCAGATCCTAAAACTGAAACATATTCTGAAACCCTTCCGCCTGCGCCAATTCCTTGTGCTGCTGAGGTTTCAGCGACAGCTCTGGCTAATCGCGATGTTCTTCTCGGTAAAGCGTCCTTGCGAATTTCCCCTCTCCAGGATGCTGTCGACCTCGATACAGCAAGCGCTACAGACATAGTACTGCTCAAAGCATGGAAGCAATACCGAGTGGCTGTAAATCGGATTACAGAGCAGCCAGGTTATCCGGACTCAATTGAATGGCCGGAAGAACCAACCACGCCTACCACGTAGGGAATTTAAAATGGTCATGATTTGGTATTGCAAGATTGACGGTACGGATGTTGTTGTGCTGTCAGAAGATCAGCCATGGCCCTTGCCGTCAGGCTGGGTTCAGATGAATGATGTTCGGCCCGATACCCGACTCGACAGATTTGGCGATTGGTATGGCCGAGCAACGGGGATATGGGAATGGGTCAAATACCCTGATCCGCCGTTCAACGTCGTTTATCACGAGGGTAAGTTGAAGAACGCCGATACGATGGTTGAAATTTCCATTGAAACGCTGCCGGGGAACATCGCTGCGCGCCTGGCCGCACTCGAAGCTGCCGCCTCCCCGCCATCCCCATAACCGCGATGCAGGAGCCGCCTTAGGGCGGCTTTTTTGCGTCTGGAGAAAGCCAAATGCTCAATATCACCAAGGCGATTTGCCAGTGGGTGTTTTTGCTCGCCTGCAATATCGTCACCGACCTTATCGGGTTGTTTGTGGTGGCAATAGCCATCCCGTTCCGGGTTGCAGATGTCAGCAAGAGCGATGGCAGGCCGATCGCCAACCTTCCGCGCTGGGCATGGCTGTTCGGCAATGACTACGACGGGCTGCTGGGCGACAGGCGCGGGTGGTGGGCTGAAAACACACCTTTCGGCTGGCCGGTCGACTCGTTCATGGCGATGTGGTGGTGGGCGGCGGTGCGCAACCCGGTCAACAACATGCGGTTCGTCAAGCTGTGGCAAGCGCCGGTCAAGGGCAGCACGATCACCTATGCGGGCGACTACACCGTGCGCGACCACCCTGGCGAGGCTGGATGGCAGTTCGTGACCACCGAGAATGGCGGAAAGCACTGGTACGGGTTCTATCTGGTCCACCAGTGGAGCGACACGCGAGCGTTTGTGATCCGTATGGGCTTCAAGGTGCAACCGGATGACGCCGGTACCGATGGCGAGCCGCTCGGGATGACGACAAAAATCAATTTCTACAAGGCAATCTGACATGCGTACATCACAGAACGGTATCGCCGTCTTGAAGCACTTCGAGAGCTGTTCGCTCAGCGCCTATCCAGACCCAGCCACAGGCGGAGCGCCATGGACAATCGGCTGGGGGCACACCGGGCCTGAAGTCGTTCCAGGACTTGTATGGACGCAGGCCAAGGCCGATGCCCAGTTGCTTGCAGACTTGTCAGCTCGCGAGTTGACGGTCTCATGCGCAGTCACCGGCGGGTTAGACCAGGGCCAGTTTGATGCGCTGGTTGACTTCGTCTACAACCTCGGCGCGGGTAACTTCGAAGGATCGACGCTGCTGAAGCTGGTCAACGCTGGCGACATGTCCGGCGCTGCAGCACAGTTTTCCCGCTGGAACCGCGCCGCGGGCAAGCCCATGCGCGGCCTAACTCGGCGCCGGGCCGCCGAAGCGGCGCTGTTCTCCGGGAAGACTGGCACCCAGGCCGTGGCTATAGGAGTCGCAGCAGCATGAGTACGATCTGGCTGAAGATCCTCCCTTATATAGTCGCGCTGCTGCTAGTGGCTTGCGCTCTGTTCGGCGCCTATCACCACGGCGTAAGTGTCACAAACGAGACCTGGCAGTCGCAATGGAATGCACGCGACACACGGGACGCCCAGGCTAAAGCCGAAAATGAGGCCGCCGCCCGGGTGCGTGAACAGGCCTATCAGCAATCAATCAATAAGGCGGTACAAGATGGTCAACGCACGATCGATCAGGCTACGGCTGATGCTTCCGCTGCTCGCGCTTCTGCTGACGGCTTGCGCGGGGCGGCAGACTCTCTTGCCGCTCGACTCGCAACCAGTCAAGCCAGCAGCAATTCCTGCACTGCCACTTCAAGGGCGGCAGCTACCCGTGACGCCGCTCTGCTCGCCGACGTGCTCAAGCGCGCTGATCAACGAGCGGGCGATCTGGCAGCAGTTGCTGACCAAGCCAGAGCCCGGGGTCTGACTTGCGAGCAGGCGTATGATTCAATAACAAAAAAATAAAGATTTAGTGCCATCGCTTTGAGATTGATTCGGGGCTTTGCGGTGTTATTTTTATGTATGATCCCCTTGAACGGATACACTCCAGAACGTGTTCACTTTCATCGCTGCAAAGTATCGATATCGCATCGTCAGGAGAAGAGGGGTTCAAGGCGACAGACCCCCTAACAAGTTCTGATTCGTGGCGTGCCAGGAGCAACAATTCGCCAGGGTCGGTATCTGGGCAATTTGCAATTCGGAAACAATCTTTCAGGTCACAGTTCATCTTTCGAAGATTCCTATAGCAGCTTTGAAGATAGTCGCTGCTTGGTCTCCAAGACTGATTTTTTGGATATCTCAAAAAGTTCGTCTAGCTCGGTTTCGCCAGTTTTCACTGCGCCCATTTTTTTGTGGAATGAAATAACTTTCTCATTCTCTTTTCTTACATCGAAGTGAGATTTTGAAAGTTTTAGTTCTTCGAATCCAAATTCGTAAACAAGGAATGCGCTTTCGAGCGCCGCGTACTTTGTTTTTTCTTCATTGAGAATCCAGCTTCCCCAGCAGAATGAATCGCCGACAATGTCGTAGATCCGGACGGTGCCGCACCGCGTTCCGTCCAGGCGCTCAATGATGAAGTAGAACTGCAGTTTGTCGGCTTCGTCTGCTTTGTAGCGGCGAATCCAGTTGACCTGGGCCTCCACGTCTCCAGTAACGGCAGACAGGTGCTTGTTGTATTTTTCGTCAACACGTAGGCCGACGATGAACTCGGCGTCCGATTCTTCAACCAGGCGCATCTTCACGGTTTTTGATGTCAGGATCATTGATCACTTCCGTATGCTTGGGGGCTTGGTACTGTATACCAATAGGTCAGGTTTTAGGGAGATGTGTTAGGTCGGCAGGACGCCGGGCGCAGGGACTTTCACGACGAAAGCCTGTAGGGAGATTTGCGGGGATTCGTTAATCCTTGTCCAACATCGTTAGGCGTCGATTGCAGTGGGCGCCCACGTAAGGTGTTGCTGTTAAAGGCTTTTCGGAACATCCGCCAGCATGGGGTGCTAGGGGTCGAGTGTTCGAATCACTCCGTCCCGACCATATTTTTCAATGACTTAGCCGAACTCTAGCCAGTTCGGCTTTTTCATGCGTAGGGACTTTTGCGGGGGATCATCCTAATTTTCTCCTCAAGATGGTCAGCGCTGGCCCACGAGAGTCAGTTGCCGATACTTTGTTCGCAGCCTCAATCAGGTGCTGCAACTCCGGGGTAGAATAGTGGCTCGTAATGCTGCCGTTCTTGTGCCCCAACAACGCTTTCCGATCTTCCTCTGTCACGCTCGCTGCACGTAGCCTTCTGCCAAAGGTGTGCTTCAAGTCGTGAATCCTGATCGACCTGAATCCGGGGTGTGCTGGCGATTGGTGGGCTTTCTCCCACTTGTCCGCTGCGCGCACCCTGGCTTTCTTCCAGGCCGAATCGTTCATCCTATGCATCGACGTTGGCCCGAACTGATCTGGTTGCCCATACGGGAACACCAGGTCTTTGTGTAGGCCGCGCTGGCCATCGATGATGGACATCGCCACGTTGTTCAAGATCACCAGGCGTTCATCGCCGTTCTTCACCCCTGCTTTTTCACTCCGCCCGCCGAATCCGGCAGGTATCAGAAACACGCTGGTGTTGAGGTCCGGCACCCGTATTTCCCAATCCCACCGCAACTTGCACACTTCCTGCTCCCGGCAACCCGTGTTCACCTTATAGAGGGCCATCCTCAACAGGTGGTCGGGCAGCTCAGGGAACAATAGGGCCTGCTCTTCCCAGGACATCGGGTAGGGCTTGCGGCTCGACTTCTTTTCCTCAAGCATCGATATCATCGGCACGCTCTCCAGCCACGGCCGCTTTTCAGCATCGCGCCACTTTCGGTGGCACAGGTTCAATATCCTGACGACTCGCTGCAGGGCGATGTTTACCGTCCTGTTCGATACGCCTGGCTTGACCTTCCCCTGTGCCGTCTTGGTCGGCTTTTGCCGGTCCCGCACAAACGGCGCCAGGGTGCCATCATCGATGTGCGTTACCGGCAGATCGCCGATGTACGGGTCAAGCTGCTCGATGTGCGAGGCTGAAAGGCCGATCGATGGCTGATCCTTGAACTCAACTAGGAACCGGGTTGCAGCCTCGCGCCAGGTTCGTACCTGACGCACACCATAAATCTTTTCCAGCCGCAGCTTTTCCAGCCGATGAATCAAGTACTGCTCCGCTTCCTCCCTTTCGCTTGCTCCAGTGCTTTCTTGAAGTCGGCTACCTCTGACGACTTTGTCGATGTGCCAAATCCCGTTCCTCTGGTAGAGGCCCGACATTGTTTTTCGCGCCATTCTTTTGCTCCTTGGCGCCCACTGCGGGGCGGATTGTTGTCCTGATCGGCCTGCTTTTCAATTGCCATGCGTTCGATGTAGGCGTCTGCCCACTGGTCCAGCTCATGACGGTCGAAGGCAACTCCCTGTTTTCCTATGGGGAATTCGCGGACGTGAGGGCGGACGGTGTTCTTGAATTCTTCCCGGCACATGCCGAGGTAAGCAGGGGCGTGCATCGCCCGGATGAAGCGCGGCGCGGTCTCTAGGACTGGCGCCAGCTTTGTGTTGGCCATAGGAATACCTCGCCCGCCGTTCACCGGCAGGCTGGTAGGTGGAAGAGGGGTTAGGCTGTTGCTTTGGGCAGGGCCCACGAGGCGCTGCGTTCATCGATGACGTATGTTGAGTGCAGTTAGCAACTAACGGCTACGCTAATTATGCGTTCTCGGTTAGGTAACCCCTGTGGTATCCGTTAACGGGCCAAGAAACCAACCAACATGTTGTTTTGAGGGGTAAATATGGAACTTCTTTCTACTACTGGCGAGAAACTAGCGCAGGGCACCCTTTGTGTTGCGGAGTTCGCGAACACTGATGGGTCTCTTACGCTGTACTCTAAAACCGCGACTGACATTGCATTGCTCATCGAACGTCTCAAGGATGAAGGATGCACGGACCAAGAGCTTCTTAACCCTGATTTTTGGCTGCTAACAGACTGCGACCGAGTCGGCGGTAGTCACTGCTCGGACGGTAGTTGCTCAACTGGCAGCTGTCAGGCGACTAGCCTTGGAAGCGGCACGTACTGTCGTTGTAGGTGAGCTACGTTTCATTCGTTCACTTCGCCAGTTGCGTACACGCTTTCTCCCCTGATGTGGCTGGCGGGGTGAACTCTTACCGTTTCATGAAAGTGATCCAATGCGTCTTCTCACGCTTCCCGGACTTGTGGCCAAACAAAGGTTGCTCGTCGGTAAGGGCAAGAATCTCGCTGACTTTGATCTGGGTTTCGTTCCACTTGAAGATCAGGAACTGGGCGGGCTTCAGAACGCGGAAGCACTCGGCGAACCCTTTGCGAAGGTCGTCGCGCCAGTCGTCGGTGAGGATTCCGTACTTGAGCCGCAGCCAGCTTTCGCGGCCGGCGCGCACCAGGTGCGGAGGATCGAACACCACCATGTTGAAGCTGGCGTCGGGGAAGGGCAGGTGACGGAAATCCATGATGACGTCCGGCTCAACCTTCAGCACGCGGCCATCACACAGCACATGCTCTTCATCGCGGATATCGCCGAACAGAACACGCTGGTCGGCTTTATCGAACCACATCATCCGGCTGGCGCTGCAGGGGTCGAGGACTTGCGCATTCATGGCCTCTGCCCCTTGTAGATGAAGACGTAGGCGAACCAGAGGGTGGCGATCATGGCGTCACCCGAGCAGCCGCGACTTCATCAAGGAGCGATTGCGGCAGAGATGCGGCGTACTCGCCTTCCGACCACGAAAGGGGCTCGGACTGCCGGATCATCTCGTTGAGCAGTTCGAATGCCGCGAGCAACTGGTCGTCGCGGATCTCGCCGTCCTCCGGCAGTTCATCGCAGAAGTGGTCTGCCGGGTCGATCTGGCTGGGGTAGTTTGGTTCGCAGATGCAGAGCTGCAGGTCGGATAGCTCGATATCGCTGTCGATCAGGTAGTCGCGCAGGCTGTCTTCATCGAAGAAGTATTGGTCACCATCGAAGATAACCAGCGGCTCGCCGGACCATTCCTTGACCGGCATCTTCGCGAATTTTGCTTGGCGTCTGGCGTGATGGCACTCACTGCAGGAACTGTTCACCTCGTAGATTGGATGATCAGGGTTCACGTCGCAGCGGCGATGTGTAGCGCCGCAATAGCGCGCAAGGTTTTCGTCGTCGCCGAAAAAACGACCTCCAGCGGAAACCCAGCCGGTTACCGTTTTGAGGCTGGCTGCTTCTGGAGCGTCGAACATGATGATTGGCTTTTGTGCAGGCATAACTTCGTCCTTGCCGCTATAGCGGCTGACTTTGAAGGGGGAGGGGTTACTTGCGGAGTGTTGCGTCGATTCGGTCGATCAGCGCTGCATATTCAGGCGTCCAGTGTTCGCGGTCCAGTCCGTCGGCGTGCTTGCCGTCTCCCAGCCATTCGCGGGCCTCGGCCAGCACCACCGCTACCGGCGCGGGCTGCTCGGCCATGGCCGACATTTCACCGATAGCCAGGGTCGCAATCTCAAAGGGCTTTTCGTACATAGCTGAGGCCTTGACCACCTCATTGAGGGCGTCCAAGGCGCAGGCAAGCTGCGCCTCCAGCTCACGAACCCGCTTCGTGCGCCGGGAAACAGCAGCACTGAGATCATCAATGGTTTGATCTGCCGTGTTCAGGCTCAACTGCAGGCCATCACGCTCCCGGACCGCGATCTCGTGCTTGCCGCGCCAGTGCAGCACTGCGTCCAGTTCTTCGGCGGCGGTCACCTTCAGCGCCGGAGTGGTAGCTGGCACTGGAGTCCGCGCCTTGCCCGCGCCGGATCGCCCGGGACAATCAGGTGCGTGGCGCTCAGGCTCAGCGGAGAAACCTGCAGGGCAGTTACAAAAACAGAATCGGCTCATACAGCCTCCCTCGCTACCAGATCAGGGGCGTCGTCCTGCGGCTTGATGGCAACTGAGCGACTGACCGCCGACATCATGCCGATGGAGCCGTCCTTGAGGATTGCCGGAACCCCAAGTACGTGACACACGCGACCACTGAGCGGGGAGCCCATAGGCATGGTCAGGTAGATCAGTCGGGACAGCAGATCCAGTACCTGATCCGGGTCGGCGATGGTTTCCTCGAAGAACTCAATGACCTCATCCCACAGATCGTTGTCTTCCTCGCGCACTCCGAACTTTTCGGGGTATGCAGCGACCATCAGCTCGTATTGCTCAAGGTCGTCGAGTAGTTTGAAATTTGCAGGGATGTGGCTCATTTGTGGAGTCCTTGCCGGGCCATGCCCGGGCGGTGGAGTGGGGGTGTTATGCGGCGCGTGCTTGGCGTTCTTCGGCGCGCCACGGGTCGTTGGCCCGTGCCAGCGCGGCCATCGGTGGCGGGCTGACGCTGTTGCCGCACATGTGCACCTGCTGGGTCTTGGTGAACGGCTTACCGTCGGCGCCGTGGCTTATGATGTAGTCGGCCGGGAAGCCCTGAGCCTTGTACAGCTCCGAGGGTTTCAGCATCCGCAAGCAGATGTCGACGATCACGTAGGGCGTGCCCTTCACCATCACGGTGACCATGGCCAGGCGGTCCTTGGTGGTGATCGTCGGGGCTGGCGCATCGCAAGCGCTGGTGTTCTCGGTGCCGTAGTAGCTGATCAGGAAGGCGGCAACCCGCAGAGCCCCAGCTTCGTGTTCCGGTGACAGGGTGAGCGATACCAAGGAGCTCTTGCCGCCGCCACCGGCGGTGATGGTCGGCGCGGGCTCTTCCAGACCCTGGCCAACACTGCCGCCGAATGCCCGCTCCATGAATGCGCTGACCAGCCCGTGGTGCTGGCCGCCGGCACTGACGGTGTGCAGAGGGTCGTTCACGTCCCGGGCATCGCAGTTGCCGCGCAGGTGCACCAGGTTCGCCACCGCTAACTGCTGCTGGCTGCCGGTGTTGGTTACCGTGGTCATGGGTTCGTGCATGCCCTTGGCGTGCGTGGTATTGAATCCGCCGTTGGCCTGGATCATCACCGCCGTGCTGACGGCCTGGCCGCCGCCGCTGGCAGTAATGGTGCCGATCGGGCCGCAGATGTCGTTCACGCCGTGGGAGCGGCGCTTGTTTGCGCCAGAACCTTCGCCGTGCCCGGCCTGGACGATGCAGGCCGATGCGACAGCGCGGTGGCTGCGAGTCATGAGGGTGCCGATCGGCTGGTCTGCTGATACCGGGTGTCCGGCGTACACCGGCCCACCGGCCCCGACCATTACTGGACTAATCAGTGTCAGCTCGCCACGGTTTGCGCAGGTCACCGTCGGCAGCGGCTCAAGCGGGTCATTGATGCGGTCGCTGCCCTGGTGTGTTGCCGGGGCAATGATCGGGCTGACCACCGAGAACGCGCCGCCTTTCGGGTAGGAGGTGATGGTGCGCAGCGGCTCGCCGGCCGACTGCACTGTCTCTCCCGACCAGTTGGCAATCGGCACAATGAACGGCGCCGCGCTGTCGATAACGAACCTCTTCATGCCCTTGGCTACGCGGCGCAGGGTGGCGGGGGCCAGGTCTTTCTTGCGGCCGAAGATGCTTTTGCCCAGGTCGGTGAAGTCGATGCAGTCAGCAGCGGTTTTCCACTTCTGCTGGCCCTTTGTGGGGTTCTTGGCGTGGGTTGGTTCCGGCCATACGATCGGTTGGCCGTCGCACCGCGCGATCATGAACAAGCGTTCCCGGCTGGTTGGCGCGCCGAAGTCGCAGGCCTTGATCACCTTCCACTCTACGGCATAGCCCATGCCTTCCAGCAGGGCTACGAAACGGCGCCAAGTGCGGCCGCGCTGCTTCGGGTCAGGGATCAGGAACTGCTGGCCCACCGGCACAACTTCACCAGGTGCTGCAACTTCGCCGCCGAGTTTCACCACGCGGCCGGTGGCCTTGTCGCGCTTGGCGATCAGGCGGCCCCACTGCAGGATCTGCTTCACGTTCTCCAGGCTGATTACCCGGGGTCGCTTCATGCCTGCCCACTTGAGGCCGATCCACGACAGGTTGCGGATCTCGCGCTTGCGCGGTTGGCCGCCGGCTGCCTGGGAGTGGTGCGTGCAGTCCGGTGACATGTGGAACCAGCCCACGGCCTTGCCGCCGCATTCGGTGTCCGGATCACCCTCGAACACATCGGTGGTGAAGTGCTGTGCGCCGGGGTGATTCACTGTGTGCATGCTGATCGCTTGCGGGCTGTGGTTCTTCGCCACGTTCACCGCGCGGCCAAGGCCCATTTCCAGCCCGGTACCGGCGCCGCCACCACCACAGAAGAAGTCGACAACGATCTCGTCGTCCTGAGGGTTGAAGCCGAGTCCGTATTGGGTTTTGAAATCGAAGGGGTGTTTCTTCTGTTGTGCGGACATGGGGGATCCTCGCGTTTAGCGTGATTCGGTAAAAAAGGTGGGCTATTTCTTCTGGTAGGTCTTGGTCAGCGTCGCGTTGACGCTGTTGCCGCGCTTCAGCACGACGCGAGCCAGCGCCGCCCGGTCTTTCTGGCTGTGGCTGGCCTGGCTTAGCAGGCCGAAGTAGCTGTTGGCGGTCTCACGCAGATCCTCGGCCGGCGCCGCTGCGGTACGCTTCAGTGCCTGGGCCAGGGATCGCTTCCGGGTAGTTCGGCGCCAAGGCTTGATCACATGCCCAACGAAGTCGACGCCGCGATCCACTGGCTGCAGGATCGTCTTGGTCGGGTTCAGTTTGGCGCCGAGCCTGGGCAGGAATGCTTCCACCTCGGCCAACCACTGGCTGAGCTGCTGCGGCGACTCATGCAGGAATACAAAGTCGTCGACGTAGCGGATGTAGTGCTTGGCGCCCAGACGGTGCTTGGCGAACTGGTCCAGGGCGTCGAGGTAGACGTTGGCGAAGAACTGCGACGATAGGTTTCCGATCGGAAGACCGAGGTGGGCAGGCTGTGCCACCAGGCGCTTGTGTTGCGGCACCCGGTTGAACAGGTGCGCAGGGCTGCGGGTCTCGTAATCCTCGCGCGGGTCGTGCATGAGGATCTGCGTGGCCAGGGCCAGCCACCAGGGTTCGGTGATCCTGGCCTCCAGTTGCTTGCGCAGGACCGCCTTGTCGATGGCGACGAAGAAGTTGGCCAGGTCGCACTTGAGGTAGAAGATCGGCTTTGACCAATTCTGCGAGGCGCTGCGGATCTTCGACTCAAGGCGCTTGGCGGCGTACAGCGTGCCGCGCCCTGGAATGCATGCGCAACTGTCCGCTATGAAGCTGGCGTAGAAGCGCGGTGCCACAT